ACGTGGAACAATCATATTAAAATATAATCGATTATGGAAAAGGATTTGAGAAACAACGTGAAGTACATTTTATTCTGCATAGAGTGCTTGCAGGCAGGCGTGGTAATGACACCGAAAGAATATGAAGTGGCATTCATGGCGGCAGAAAAGTTCGAGGGATTTGATGACAAGAGCTTCGAGAACATGAAGCCCGAACAATTCGCGCCCCGTATGAATGCTATGTTGCAGGCTATGTCAAAGAGAAAACAAATCATTGAAGGACTGACATTCAACCTGCTGACAAAGAAAAGCCTGGGTGAACTGATTGAAAGCAACCTTGTGGAAGAAGTTATGAAGGCAAAGCACATAGCCGCAGCAATGGCAGATGAGATGCTGGAACCGGACGAAAAACTGGAAAAGGTTGTGACTGACGGACGTCGTGTAATCGAGCATTTCATAGACCAATGGAAGGCCGCACCTATCCAAGAAAAAGAAAAGAAGGAATACGAGCCGGAAAGTGATGCGGAAATTGTAGAATAAATCTTTCGGTATACTTATTATTTTCACAAAAGCCCCGAAATGGGGCTTTATTATCAAGCAGTTATGGATAAGTCGAAATTAAAAGAAGCAAATAAGCTACATAATAAAATCGAATATTTGAAAACCCAATTAGAGAATATTTCCAGGTTTGAGATAGAGAAAAAGATACAAATAACGAACTCTTATGATTCCTATTTCTATATTGACGAGGATATAGCGAAAACCTATTTCCCGATGATAAAAGAAAGCATGGAAAAGAAATTGGAGGAGTACGAGCGATTATTTTCAGAACTTTAGCTCGTTTTTGAGATAAAAACACTATCTTTGTTGACGTGATAATTAACTGGTAAGGTTGTATCGCAGTTGTATTTAAAGGTTAACAAAGGCGGTAGGGGTTGCAAGTCTGTTATGGCTGGGGGTGAAAGCCCGGTTTAAATGGCTGCAACCCCTATTTTATAAGCGAATAATTTGTTTATTTCATATTTATTGTTTATATTTAAAAAGAATAAATATGAAATTTCTGACAATAAGATTAATTAAACAATGAGGTTAGTTGAAAGACATATTATTAAGGATAACCGATTTGAGGAAGTTTGTCACAAGTCCGGATTATTGTACAACTATGTTTTGTATAATGTCCGGCAAGGCATCTTCTCAAATAGTTATTTAAAAGAATATGAATTTTCAACAAAACTAAATAGAGAAAACCAATTTGATTTTAGGAATTTACCTTCTTCTATTTCTCAACAAGTGATAGCACAAGTGTTTTTAGCTATAAAGGGATGGATGGGAAGCGTTAAGGAATTTGAGAAAAATTCTTCAAAGTTTCATTCAAAACCCAAATTACCGAAATACAAAAGCGGTAAGAAACAAAACATGATTGTTTTCACTACTGCTTCTTGTAGAGTAAAACAAGATGGATATATTCATTTTATTAAAAACATTATACAACCAATAAAAACCAATGTAGAGAAAGAAGAACTTAAACAAGTAAGGATAGTGCCGCAAGCAACATGTTATGTTGTGGAAGTGATTTATGAAAGAAAGGAACAAAATCTTAATTTACAAGAAGATAACTTCCTTTCAATTGATTTAGGATTGAACAATTTATGTACATGTACCAACAATGTAAACCAGAAGTTTTTCATTGTAAACGGAAAAGTTGTCAAATCTTTTAATCAATGGTTCAACAAAACAAAAGCAAAATGGATGTCTTTTGTAGGAGACAAGGGTATCTCAAAAAGATTAAAGAGGTTGATTTGTTATCGCAATCTTTGGATTAATGATAAAATACATAAAATCAGCAGGTTTATTATTGATTTTTGCAAGAAGAACGATATAGGTACGATAACAATAGGTCTTAATAAGAATTGGAAACAGAATATCAATCTTGGAAATAAGAACAATCAAAAATTTGTTGAAATTCCTTTTTCAAGTCTTATTGATAAAATTTCCTACAAGGCAAAGTTAGTCGGTATTGATGTAAAAATAACAGAAGAAAGTTATACATCCAAAGTAGACCATTTGGCTTTTGAAACTCTCGAAAAACACGATATTTACTTAGGGAAAAGAAAGAAACGCGGATTGTTCCAATCGTCTGTAAATCAATTGATTAATGCAGATATAAACGGTTCAATCGGAATAGTAAGAAAAGTATTCGGTGATTCTGCTGTACAGCAGATAATCGGTAGTGGGTTAGCGTTTAACCCTATCAGAGTAAATGTTTTGTGATATAAATACGAATTTGATGAATAAAATAAATAATTTTAGTAACGTGGAAAGAAAAGAGATTATTGGAAGACTGGGAAGGTATTTCACGCTCCCCGAACTTGTATGCCCCCACGTATACGGCAAGTATTCAGAATCGCAGATATGGAGCTTTTTTACAACCGAAGCACTGGAAACGCTTCTTGTATTGAGGGAGGAAATCCTATGCAAGCCCTTCATTATCAACAACTGGAAGAACGGAGGAAGCTATTCCCAGCGCGGTTTACGATGCAATGTGTGTGTTCTATGCAAGGAAAAGACAATGCTTGAAAAGCCGTATATGAGCGCGCACGCATTAGGTCGCGCATTCGATATTACTGTGTCCGGTATGGAAGCGGAAGCGGCACGGAAAATCATTGTGGACGATTCCGACAAGCTTCCTTATCCTATCAGACTGGAAGACGGTGTTAGCTGGCTGCATGTAGACACTATGGACCTATGCAACGGCAAGAAAGTGACGCTATTTAATGCGTAAATATATTTTACTATATTCAAAAAGTATTCTCCCTTATAGGGCAATCGATACTACAGTATGCTGTAGCCGCGATTTTGCAAATTTCGTATTTTTATCATTTGTAAATTTAAATTGAAATAATTATGTATCCTACTAAAGTAAGTATAGCAAATAACAAGGGTTTTGAGAGCATAACAGCGATTTCACGCGCTTTCGAGGTCGGCACACCAGCCGAAGATGTGGTACTGTCAAAGTACACCTTGATTCCCGATGACAAAAGGGCGTTTCTTATTATTCCGTTGGCTGCTGGTACTGTCAAAGTACACCTTATCGGTGAGACTGGTCCAGATACATACACCATTTCCGAGACCGAGGTTTCCGCTTATATGGGTTCTCCTATGCCTTATCTTATTGATAAGGTGTTTGTTGACGGTACTACTGCACAATTCAATATAGGGTTATGATTGGTATTGGTACAAGTCTTTTGTTTGGCAGGAGGGCTGGCAAGGCTGGTCCTCCTATTCCACCCTTCAATAAGGCTATGGTGGACGCATGGTTTATGTCCGGTTTGTCCAATATTGACAAGCCTTCTTCTATTCGTGGAATTAAGGGTAATGAGATGGCTCTCAAGAACTTCACTTATTCTCTTTCTTCCGGATTCGGTAAGTATGAGATAGATTTCAATTCTTGGACAAAGAATGTAAATGCAGTCAATTTCACAAACTCCGATTCTGTTATTCATCTGACGGAAATATTGGTTGCAAACAGTAAGTTTTTACAGACATCTGTAGACGCAACAATATCTTCATACAAAGTAAAGGTGGAAGGCATAACGGATGATATCAAGTTAAGATATGTATCTTATGCCGAAGACGGTACCGGAACATACACCTATCTTAAGAATGGTATCAATAATCTGCCAATATCCTACAAGAAATATACCGGGTTTGCTGCATCTGTAATTGGTACTTGTAATATCACCATTACCCAACTCCCCACAGCCTATGAAGGTGCACTGGTATTCGATGGAGTGGATGATTACTGTATATGTACTGGACTTCCTATCATGACTGATTATACAGTGATATGTAGGAGAGAAATAATAAATAAAGAATCTGGTGCTATAGCAAGTAAAAGAACTTCATCCTCTCAATGGGACGGTGCATTTATTTTTGAAAGAAATAATCAGTTAACCAGCTTCGGACAAAATAACTACCGTACAATTCAACAAAATAATGTATCTTATATGACAACTACTTCTTATAATGGAGATACTATAAGTCGTGGCTCATTACAAGATACAGAATATTTGGTTTTAGGTGCTGATGGTTTTAATATTGATTTGAATAAAGCACATGGATTCTCCAATTGTGCTATCTACTATTTTGCCCTCTATAACAAGTCTCTGACCATTGAAGAAATAGAGGCCGAGAAGGAAAGACTTAATGAAGAATGGTTGAAACGTAAAAATTGAATAATATGAAATGGTTAGTTATACCCATAGAAGAACTAAAACAGTTCGATAAAGACTGGGAGACAAGAAGAATGAGTAACGACGGCATGAAGGCGTTGCTACATGAAGAGACGTACAACATGCTTGTACCTCCTATCATGATGCTTTCGGAAGGAGAGGAACTTGTAGAAGAGGGAATCACTTATCCCTATCCTTTGGTGGATGAAAACGAGATAGCGAATTCTGGTGATTGGGTCAGTGACGAGGTGATTTGATTGTTTTCGGGATGCCGGGAATTCGGGTGTTTTGCCTGGTTCCCGGTTTTTCATTTTCTTTATTTTATTGTATACCGAAAAACAACTCAATTTTCAGAGTTAGGATTAACTGTCTGATAATCACACACCATTTTCCTCTATTTCCGAAAAATATAATGTCACTGAAAGAAAGGTTATGTTAATCTTATGTTAAAATGACATACGCAGTTGCTTATGTCCAAATAAGGACTTATATTTGCAATGTGATAAGGAAACAAGGTCAAACAAATTAAAAGAAATAAGGTTATGAAAGCAGAATTTTACAAGGTGAGAGGTACGGAAATGGAAGAGATAATGAAGAGAGGTAATAACAACGAAATCTCCTCTATGATTTCCAAGAAACAACAAGCACTTGCCGAGGCACTTGAAAATGTGGAGTTCTATAAGTCTATCGGGAATATGGAGTTTGCAGCCAATGAACAGAACCGCGCTAATCTCCTTCAAAGACAACTCGAAATGTTGAACAAATAAAAAGATAAGAGTTATGAAGATAATGAACGTTATCAAGGAAGTAAGTTACAAAGGTCACACAATAACAATGTTTGAAGATGGCTTTCACCAAGAATTTGCCATCATAGATGGTGATGAATCAAAGCTGTATGATAGCATTGCGGATGCAAAGAGAGTTGTCAGAGGCGAGCAGCCTCATTACGAAATCAATTAACCCGGTAGCCTTCGGGCTACCAATAGAACAAATAATATGGATATAAAAGAAATATGCTTGCTGATAGCACAGCTAAAGAAGGAGAATGAAACCAATTCCCCGGAAGAAAAGGAATTCAACCTTAAATGGATTGAAATCCTAAAAGAAAGTATAGATAAATCTATAAACAAATCTATAAACAAGTCTATTTTTGATTACGGCTTCGGTTCCAACCATATATGGGTCAGTGAAAAAGAAAGCGGTAAACGTCTTATTCTTGTTGAATTCTAAAAATTTTACATTATGAAAAAGCAGCTTATAAATTTCTTTCACGGTCGTTTCGGTAATAAAATATTGAAAGCCAAATATCGTGAATGGTGGGTGCGTTTCTGGTACGGAGTAGGTGCACTCACTTGTACCCTTCTTTTCTTCGGAATGATACAGTTCTTGTCCTGGCTTTCTGATTTGATTAATTATGTTTTCTAATAAAAATATTTTACAATTATGAAAAAGGTATTATGTGACAAAGACGGGAAATTCTTGTCCGTCCATGATAGAGATTGTATTCTTACAGAACTTGAAGACGGTAATTGTCTGACACATGAAGACGGTACGATAGTGATATACAAGGAAAGTGAAGAAGACCCGTTGCTGGAAAACATATACTTCCATGCCTATTATAAAAACGGAGGCTTTTTTCTTCCAAAAAACAATTCTTCTTTTCATGATTATGTCAGTTGTGGATACAGATTCTCTACAAAAGAAGAAAAGAAGCGTATGAACGAGATTCTTTCTGAAAACAACCTATACTATGACGAGAAAGAAAAATGCCTTAAAAAGCTTCGCTGTCGTGCCAAAATCGGTAATTCCTATTACTATATTGACTGGAACCGTTTTGTGATATGTAAGGCTACAGAGGAAGAAAACGAATCGGACAATTTACGGTACAAAAACCTTAACTATTTCCAGACCAAGGAAGAAGCGGATTCCAAGTTGTTTGCGGTTAAATCGATTCTTGATGATTAAGAAAGAATGCTACATCTGGGTTGGACAGATTGTCGAATACCGGGGAATGACACTGCGGAAAGTCCGACCGGGCAAATATGTTGTCATTTCTCCTTGTTCCCTTGTTTCGAGACCCGTATATATTGACAAGGACGAAAATTTGAACGTTCTTTAGTATTAATTATTTGTTTTATTTTCATATATTTGCAAACATGATAACAGCGATATTTATATGTCTCGTTCTTCTTACAGTAGTCCTTATCACCCTTCTTTTGTGGTGCATAGGGACGGTTACGGGAATTCAGAAAAGAATGGACGCTCTTCTTTATGTGGTCTCCTATATAGACCTTATCCAGAGAAAGCGGTTTATCCGGTATCTGGACCAGCTCTCCAGGAAGATGAGTTGTAATGAGGACGAGATGGAAGACAATCAAAAACAATTCCTATTCCATTTAAGCCAGGAACTGACAAGCGAGATAAAAAGGATGGAAGACGATTATAAAGATTTGATATGAGCAAAAAGAACGAATTTACATACGACGGGGGAAGCCAGTACATTGATTGGCTTTGTTATTCTAACAAGCTTGTTTTGCTCCGTGACAATGATAATGTAAAGGGTGAGGACAGAACGGAGATTGCGCGCGCCCTAAAGTGCAAATCTGGCGATATCCTTTGCCTTGTACTGGGTCGGAATATCAGTTCCTTTGCCTATCATAAGATTATTGAGGATATGGAGGGGCGCACTGTTGAAAGTATCGTCCAGTCCAAAAACCCGGTATTTTCTTCCATCTACTGGACCGGGAACAAGAAAGCGGCCCTTTCAGACCATACTATCTTTGTTTCCTGGGAAATACTTAAAGATACCATTAATGACTGGGATAACGCGCCTTATTTCTATCCGGACATTGTTTAGAACCTTCTTTCTCAATTTTTATATATTTGTTTGACTAACACCCGGTTACGCTCTTCGTGAAAGAATGTTTCCGGGTGTTTTCTTTGGGATTATATGTTAATCTTATGTTAAAATGACATACGCACTTGCTTATTTCTAAATAAGGTTTTATATTTGCAATGTCTTCTTAAGGGAGGCGGTTAATTAGGTCAAACAAATTAAAGAAACAAAGTCATGAAAAAAGGAAATTTACCAAAACAAGAATACAAGCTTATCAGCATGTGTATGCAAGGAGTTGAAAACGGAATAGCCTACAGTTGTTCGGATTGCGGACGCACGATATTCAATTTTGCAATAATCAAAGGAGAAATGGATAACAAGGAATATGTCGTAGGTCTTACTTGCGTAAAGAAATTGCTAAATAAAACCATCTATTTTTCAAATGAAACACAATGGGAATACGAGAAGGAATTAGCAGGATGGAATAACGCTATGAATTCAAGGAAATGGTTAGATAAGAACCAGTCCAAAAGAATCAAGGAAGGTTTAAAACCTTATGAACTGGAATATAAGGAATTCACTGGATATGATGGGTTGCAGTATTGCTATCTGGAAATGAAGATAAACGGTAAATATGAAGGACATACGGCATTTATCGAAACAAAATACAATTCCGTATTTAACGGAATCAAGAATTGAATAATCTATTAAAATGAAGTCAAACAAAAATTTTACAAGAACATGAGAACATTAAGCAAAGGAAACTACCGGGTCGTATATGACCCGGCAAAGGATGAAAGCATGAGTATGATTGCCGTATACAGAAAGAACCTGGACGGCACGTTATCCCTAATAAATAAAGAGATGGGAGAAGTGATGGACGATGATACCCTAAAGGAATATGCAGTAAAAATTATTAACGAACTAAATAAAAAGGAGGATTAAATTATGAATGCAGGTATCGTATTTTTAACTATCATTATTTTTATCGTTCATCTTATGTTGAGTGCCGAAGTAGGCTCTACGGCAGAAAGGATGAACAGGAGTTTCGGTGTATGGATGCTTCTGGCACTTATCATTTCCCCGTTTATCACAGCCATCTTTGTTCACTGCCTGGGACCTATTCCGGTTCTCAAAAAGAAGGAGGAAGAAGACAATGAAACCAAGGAATGACAGATATATCTACTATTATGACAAGCGGTCCAAAAACAAGCCGTACCGGGTTATAATAGAACTGGAGAAGAAGAAGTACAATATAGGTTATTTCCGTACTGTAGAAGAAGCGAGGTCGTCCCGTGATGAGTTTATTAAAAATCATTTTT